TTAAATTAACGTCATCACCACGATGCCGGTGGCGGAAATCTCGTTCAGCGCGCACTCAAACTCCGCGTCGCCGCCGCTGATTCTCACCCGGCCGCCAGGCAGTCGCGCGAGGTTGCGCAGGCTGGCCATGCCCTCGATATCCAGCAGCCATTTGCCGTCCACCACCGCCTTAAAGCTGCGGTTAACGATGTACTGCTGCTCGCCTTCAATCACCGCCAGCAGATTGCTGTGGGGCGCCACCTTATCCAGAAACAGCTTGCTCTCCAGAGTCACAAAATCGACAGGCGAGAGTTCACCATTTGTTAATTTAACCCGCTCAATATCGGTCAGGCTCTTCATCGGGTGACTTTCGCTGCCTTTTTCCGCCGTCAGCGCCTGCACCGCGCTGGGCGGATTGCCCTGGCCATAGAGGATCCAGTTCAGTTCAGCATCGGTATCGATCAGGCACTGCACCACCAGATCAGCCGGGAAAGCGTCTCTTTTATAACGCATTGCCAGGTTGCTCGAAGAGAGGCCGACATGCTCGGCATACTGCGACTTCTGTTTAAACCCATAGGCCTGAATCAGCCTGTCGAGGATAGCCCCGCCGCTCCCGTTAAAATTAGTGACTAACATTTTTGAGCTTCCTCTTGTGTTACTAACATATTTGAATTAGCATCACTGCGTTGTGAATGTTATCGCATATAACTGACATTACGTTAACTGGAGATGATGCCCTATGAGGCCTGATATTACAAATGCCATAGCTGCGCTCCTTTTATTAAGAATCAGCGTAAAACGTCCCGTTTCAGCGCTTTTTATTCAGGCAGAGCGCCTCTTGCCTGCGTTTGGCGCCAGGCGCAGCGCATCGGCTATAGCGACGTGCGGCGTGCAGAGCGCGCCAGCGCGCATGAGGAAAGCGCCCTGTTCTTTTTCTGTTAACTTTCAGCCAGCCTGATTCACTTATGATGAATAGCCATTCTGAACCTGCGGCGGCCATGAGCTTTGATGAGTTCCGCAAAAGCTGGCGGCGAATGCGGAGCGACAGCCGTAATCCGGCATTGATCGCCTTTAACCGGCAGAGCGAGGAGTTTAAGTTCTGCGTGCTGACGCTGGCGAACCGGGAGAAACCGGGGAGCTTTCGGCTACAGGAGGTCGGCGACGCCTTTGAATCCTTCGATGAGCCGCGCCGCGCGCTGATTATCGCCGCCATGAACAAACTGGTGCGCTGGGGCAGGCTGCTGCCGCGTCCCTTTTCTGACGCCGACCAGTATCTGTCTGAGTAACTGACCTTAACCGCAAATCGATGACGTCAACCCGTCGGGCTTCCCTTTGCCTGAATTCAGGAGAGAAAAGATGAAATACCCTAATCCTCACGCCGACAGCGATGCGCTGAACGTTCTGCTAACCGCCGCGCGCTACGACGAACGTAGAGGCCGCGCGCAGGCGGTCGCTGACCGTCTGGCCGCGATGGCGACGCATATCGGCCGCCAGGGACTAAGCGGCGTCGAGGCCGCCGAGCTGCTCCGCTATGAGGCGCAGCGCTACCGCGATGAATCGCAGGAGCTGCGCTAATGGTCGATAGTATGGACATTGAGCAGCAGCGTCAGGCGGAGCAGCTGGCGCTCGATATCGCCGCCGTGACGCAGCGGCCGAAAGGCGTCAGCGCCTTCTTCTGCGAGGCGTGCGACAGCGCGATCCCCGAGGCGCGTCGCCGCGCCATCAGTGGCGTTTCGCGCTGCGTCGCCTGTCAGGAGATTGCCGAGCTGCGCGGCCGCCACTATCAGGGCGGCCGGTAATGCAGCGCCTCTTCTGGCCGTGGAACGCGCCGCGTCAGGCTATCGCCTCGCCTTATCCTACTCACGCCGCGATGCAGCAGCGCAGTCGCGAGCTGGCGGCGCTGTCGCAGGCGTGGCGATCGCTGGAGCAACAGCCGACGCTGGTGCAGCGCGCCATCAGGCTGCGTCACGATCGGCTGGCGCACGAGCGCGGCGCGGCCCGCGCCGCGACCTGGCTGACGACCTCCTTTGCCGATCGCCTGCTGCCGCGCGTGGAGCGAGTCAACGCGCAGTATCGGCTCGGCGCGATGCGTCGCGGCGTCGCCGCGCGGCTGAGCGGCCAAGCCGCACAGGAAAAAGGCGCGGCGGCGGCGGCAGGCGCGCTGTGGGAGCTGATGCGCCGCTTTAATCAGCTGCCCGATATGGCGCGCGCCGATGTCGATCGGCTGGCGGGCGATATTGCCAGCTTTATCTTCGCCGAGCTGGTGCAGCTGCACGCGCAGAATCACGGCGAATCGGACTGGCGCTACAGCCACGACCTCTATCTGACCGCCGCGACCCTTACCCGCGAGTTCGGCCAGACGCCGCCGCTGTGGCAGAAGGTCACTACTCGCCTCTTCGCGCCGGAAGAGGCGACGCCGGCGATTATGCGTATGCAGGGTGAGACGTGGTGGAAAGGGCGGCTGCGCCGCATCGCCGCCGAATGGCGCGAGCATCTGCAGATTGCGCTGGCGCAGGTCAGCAAAACGCGTTCGCCCTACGCCAGCCGCGCCACCATTGCCGAATGGCGCGAGCAGAAGCGCCGCACCCGCGACTTTTTGCAGAGCATGGAGCTAGAGGACGAAGAGGGCAACCGCATCAGCCTGATCGACAAGCATGACGGCAGCGTCGCCAATCCTGCCATCCGCCGCTGCGAGCTGATGACGCGCATTCGCGGCTTTGAAACCATCTGCCATGAAATGGGCTACGTCGGCGAGTTTTGCACGCTAACCGCGCCGGCGCGCTATCACGCCACGCTCGGCAGCGGCCAGCACAACCCAAAATGGCGCGGCGCCAGCCCGGCTGAGACGCAGCGCTACCTCTGTCAGCTCTGGCAAAAAGTGCGCGCCAGGCTGCACCGCGAGCAGATCCGCCTGTTCGGCATCCGCGTCGCCGAACCCCACCATGACGGCACGCCGCACTGGCATCTGCTGCTGTTTATGCGTCCCCAACAGGCCGCGCAGGTGCGCCAGATCCTGACAGAGTACGCCTGCCAGCAGGAGAGCGAAGAGCTGACCAGCGAAAAAGCACGCAAGGCGCGCTTTCACACCACCGCCATCGATCCGCAAAAGGGCAGCGCCACCGGCTACATCGCGAAATATATCGCCAAAAACATCGATGGCTACGCGCTCGACGGCGAGCGGGACAGCGAGAGCGGCGAGCCGCTGCGCGACTGCGCCGCCGCGGTTTCCGCCTGGGCGGGACGCTGGCATATCCGTCAGTTTCAGTTTGTCGGCGGCGCGCCGGTGACCGTCTGGCGCGAGCTGCGCCGTCTCACCGACGGCGAGGGGCTGCGCAGGATGAGCGACGAGCTGGCCGAAGCGCGCGCGGCGGCGGACAGCGGCGACTGGGCCGCCTACGTCAACGCCCAGGGCGGCCCGTTCGTGCGGCGCGATGAGCTGGCGGTGCGCGTCTGGTATCAACAGGCCGAAGAGCGCAACAGCTGGGGCGAAGAGATCACGCGCATTAAAGGTGTCTACCTCAGCGCCACGGGCAACGAGAAACCGCTGCTGACCCGGCTGGTTAACTGGAAGCTGGTGCCGAAGCGTAAAGCGGAGGCTGACAATCTCGAACAGGATGCTTCAGCTTGGAGTTCTGTCATTAACTGTACGCGGATGGCGCGCCGGCCAGGCGTATTAGCGCGGTTAAATCATTGGCCTGATCCGGCAGTGAAAAAAAGGGCGAAACCGGCTGGCGATGGCGCTTTATACAGTCAAAATACGCCGCCCTGACGCGCTTTTTCCGCCTTTTTTACTAATTTGGCTTAGGGGTTATCACGCCAAAAAAGTTTCTATATCAATAGCCTAAAGGGAGGTCGCTCAGATCTTAATTTTCTTTATATCAGATTGCATGCTGTGCTACTGTATAGATATACAGTTATAAAATGGGGGAGGGAAAGTGGATACTGATTTACAAGAACAGGTAATGCTTGAGCGCGTCGAGCTCATTGCACGTCTGACCACTGAAGGAGTTTGCAGGGAACGCGACCGGGAAGTGGCCCTCGCTTTGATCGCCGAGATTGCCGGCGACATGATGATAAAAAACAAGGAATTTGCCGTTTCGTTCTCCGCCATACCCACTAATAAATAACAATGCAGGTATAGCGATGAGAGGCGATGGCTCGACGCATCATAAGCGGCAGATCCCACACCTTTCCCTTTGACGCTCGCGCCGTCTGACGACGGCTGAACTGAAGCAATAACGGCACCCTCGGGTGCCGTTTTTTTTGCGCCGCGATCTGGCTGTTTGCCCATATTCCAGCGGGCGGGACGGCGTTGAGCCGTCGCCCCGCAGCGAGGAGACTGGCTATGCCGGACGACGCGCAAGCGCCGCCGCAATTAACGGCCCGAACCCGGGTCTGCCGACACCACCTCCAGCGGGGAACAAGAACAGTGACGCACCATTTTAGCGTGCCCGTCCGCGGGTCCGATGGGGAGCTATCGCCATGAATATTTACGCGCTCCAGGGCGATACGGTCGATGAGATCTGCTATCGCTACTACGGCCGCACGCAGCAGGCGGTCGAGCAGGTTTACGCCGCCAATCCCGGCCTCGCCGAGCGCGGCGCCGTCCTGCCGCACGGCTGTGCGCTGACGCTGCCCGAACTGCCAGACGCGGCCACTGGCGAAACCGTCAATCTGTGGGACTGAAGATGGAGAAAACCAGCTCGCTGATTAACTACCTGGTCAGCCTGTTTTTGATGTGGCTGGGCCGCCACACCATTCAGGATATCGCGTTTCTGGTCGGCTCCGGCGTGGCGGTCATTACCCTGATCGTCAACGTAGCGACCTTTTTCATCAACTGGCACTACCGTCGCAAAACCTATGAGCTTCAGCGCCGGCGCGCAGGGAGGCTGTCGTGAGCCAGACCGCGAAGCGCTGCGCCGTGGTCGCCGTGCTGGCGATCGCCGCGCTGCTGCCGCAGTTCGAGACCCTGAAAATCTCCTCCGGCGGTCTGCAACTGCTGGCCGACGCGGAGGGCTGCCGCACCTCGCCCTATCAGTGCAGCGCCGGCGTCTGGACCAACGGCATCGGCCACACCGCAGGAGTGACGCCGCAGAGCGCTGTCAGCGAGCGCCAGGCGGCGGTCAATCTGGTCGACGACCTGATACGCGTCGAACGCCAGCTCTCTCTCTGCGTGCCGGTGGCGATGCCGCAGCCGGTCTGGGACGCGCTGGCGAGCTTCGCCTTCAACGTCGGCGCCGGCGCCGCCTGCCGCTCGACCCTGGCCAGCTATCTCAATCAGCAGCGCTGGCGCGCGGCGTGCGACCAGCTGCCGCGCTGGATCTACGTTAACGGCGTGAAAAGCGCCGGGCTGGCGCAGCGGCGCGAGCGGGAGCGCGCCTGGTGCCTGCGAGGCGTCCCATGACGCGCCTGTGCCTTGCGCTGCTGCTGGCGCTCGCCTTCACCGGCTGGCGCGGCGCGCAGGTCGGGGCGCAGCTACGCGAGGCGCAGCGCGCCAGCGCCGCGCTCTCCGCCGATCTCGCCAGCCGCGATCGGACCATCGTCCGCCCCAATCAGGAGGCGCAGGCGAACATCAAACGCGAGGCGGCGCTGCGTCAGCAGCTGAGTCAGGCCAGCCGCCCTGGCCTTAACCGCGAAGTGCAAATAGCGAGGGAAACCAATGCAAACCAGGCGTTACGCGAGTGGTCTGCCGCAGCTCTTCTCGACGAATGTATCCGGCACTCCAACCCT